ACGGCAAACTTCGGGTCCTTCAGCACTTCCTCGGTGAGCAGGTGTGCGGGACGGCCCGTGTATTGCGCCCGCATCACGTCAAGGCGCGTGTGCTCACTGCCATCGCTAAACGTCACCGTCTGCGGGTGCGCGAGATCGTCGTTTCCAGCCTGCTTGAAGGCGGCGATGATCGTTTCGCGCTCGGCGGGGACGGCCCGCTTTTCCACCACCATCGTTTCCGCGAAGGCGCACGCTTTATCGTGGATGCCCTGCTGCTCCATCGCGGCGATGCGTGCCTTCAGGGCTTCGTTCTCACGTTGCGCTGCACGCTCGGCGTTATCACCCTTCGTGACGGGGTGTGGCGTGGTCGTGGACAGCATCGCCGTCCCGTCGCCCTCCTGCGTGGGCGACGCTTCGCCCGCGAACCATGCCATGAACTTGTCGAACGGGGTCGGGGCCTTCGGGGTCTGCGGTGCCTGCTCGTCTGCCATGCCGGATGCTCCTTTGCTCATACCGGCGGTGGTTTCCGCCGCCTCTTGTGATGGGCTTTCGCCCGCCTCTTCTGCGGCGCTCCCCTCCGTGGGTTGCGCGCCTAAGCCGACGAGGATTTGCCCGACGGCATGGGTCATGGTGTGGGCGGTGTTAATGAGGTGCTGGTCGGTTTTGCTGTGGCGCTTACCCGCCATGAGCACGAGCGCATCTTCCAGCGCGCCCGCATCGTCGCCCGCAAGCTCGGTCATCAATGCGGCGTCACTCACGCGAGGCTTCATGCAGAGCGCGATGCCCGTGAGTGTTTTCGTGTCACGGTGCCACTCGCACGACAGCTTACGTTCATCGTCGGTGAGCAGGGCATCGAGGCCGAGCGGCACCGCGACTTCGCCCTTCAGCGTGTCGCCCTCGGCCCAGACGCGCCGCACCTGACAGGCCCGCCCTTTCAGGAAGTTTGTGTGTTCGATGTTGCCACCGACAGGGGTAAAGCCTTCCACGGCGGCGCGTATCTCATCACCCGTCATGGCATACGATTTGTCTTTGTATTCGCCTGCCTTGAATAGCAGCGACATCGGGTAAATGGCATTCTCGCCATCCACCCGGCGACCCGATTCAAGGGCGAAGGTGATGTGTTCGGTCATGCCCTGCTCCTTCGCGCCGCCTAGCGTGCGGCTGACTCACTGGCGTACTGAGTGACCACTCCCCCGGATGAATCCGGGGGCTTCTCAGACAACCTCGACTATTGCCGGGGTTAGCGTCCGAAGGCTGAGTCCCAGCCCTATTGTTTTGATGTTCGTCGCGGCGTTCACATCTCGATCGGCGTCACGTTCTCCGGTAGCGGCGGCACGACGGGCGCGACGGGTGGGGGCGTTGCCGCCCGTGTCGCGCGCGCCGCAACATCTTCGGGGGAACGCGGGGGCAGGTTGAGCAGCGCATCGAGGGCCGCGTACTGCGATGGGTCGAAGTAGCCTGCCGTTTCCATCGCCGCCACGCCCGTGAGCATCGCCGCCGCATCGCCTTCCTCCACTTCCCCAAACGAGGCGTCCGGGGTGAGATGCAGCTTGTCCTCACCGAAATTGATGCGCACGAGATTCATAAACACGTCACGTTTAATCATCTCGGCAACGGCGATTTTCAGGTGCTTGATGATGAGCGCGAGAATGTTGGCGTGAACTGTCGCGGCGGCCCGACTGTCGTGTTGGCCTTCGCCCGTCGCCAACTCCTGATTGAGCACCGCCTTCGCAATCCACTGGTCACAGCGGTCAAACATGGCATCGAACGCTTTGCCGTCGCCCCGCGCTTCCAGCGTGTCCACCTTTGACCCGGCGGAGAACGCGCCGGTGAACGAGTTCCGCAGTTGCGCGAGGGCGGCAAACATCGCTTCCTGCGGGGTCAGAATCTGCCCGGTCGGGGTGCCATGCACATCTTTGACGATCTGGTTTTTCGATGCCGGGTCAACGTAGCCGATGGTGGCCGGGCTGGCGTAGATGCTCAGGTACTTCACCCATTCGGGGATCAGTTGGGTTTTAATGCTCCACGGCGTGTACGCGGCACGCAAGATGCTCGTGCCGCGCGGATCGCCGTCTTTCGGGCGATGGGTGAGGATCGCAAACTTCTCGCGCGGCAACAGCGTTTCGTTCGCCCGTTCGCCCGCTCCGACGAGGAACGCGCCCACGCTAATGGACGGCGACCGGCCCGGTTGCACGGCGGCGAGACCGACGACGTTCTTAAAGGCGTCCACCACGAATGCCGTGGCGTGCCGGGGCTTCACTTTGAGCGCCTTCAGGACGTACCGCCCCGCATCCGGCCCGCTCGTCAGGTACTCGTACACCTGCTCGGCAACCCGGTTGCCGTACGACGCGGCGTCGAGCATGTTCCAGAGCACGTCGGTCATGCTTGGGGTGATGTGCTGAATACTCCGCGCGCAGTGGTCGCGGATTTCGTTGGCGAGCGCGTAGTCCGCGTCCGTTTCATCGTCCGCCGCCGATACGATGTCAAGGGCGCTGGAGAGCACGCCCGATTTCAGCGTGTTCACCGATGCCTGCACCTCGGAGTCGAGCAGCATCTTGTCGTAAATCTGGTCGGTGAAATCGGCAGTCAGATCGTCGCTGTTCCAGGGCAGCACCCGAAGGAAGTTCGCCACCGTCGCATAGGGGCTACCGGACACATACTCGCGTAAAAGGGAGGTCGTGAGGTCAAGCGTCTGGTCGGACGCATCGGGCGTGCCCTGAATCGTCACGCGCTCCGTGACGGTATCGTGCGTGGTTGCCATTGTTGCTCCTATCGCACGATAAACGCGGGCCGGGGATTGGCAGCCATCGGGGTGATGGGATCGTCGCTTTCCGCGAACGCCAGCATGAGTGCCTCGGCACGATCAGGTGATTTCACGCCCCGCCGCTGCGCCGCCTCTTTCGATTCGATGACGATCTTGCCCCGGCTATTATGTTCGTAGCGAATGCCTGCAAGCTGGCTGATCGTGAGATCGTCATCAAGGCCGCACACCTCGCCTGCCTGAAAACGCTCACGCAACACCCAATACAGTTCCGCTTTGAGGTTGAGATACTTTTCCGGGTCCTGGCTCGCCTCACCCACATTGATAAAATTTGTGGTGTATCCCTCGTCCTGAATGTGGAGTGCCATCCCATAGCCGATACCGATGCTGTCCACGTTCACCGTAATTTCACGGTGACGGTAGGGGGCAAGCGCGGCGAGCACATCGCCGCGCGGATCGGGCTTTGTCCACGAATCACGAGTGCGGTTTCATCCTCACCCGGCCCGGCAACATCGAGGCCCGCGAACCACTCGCCCCCACCCTCACCGGGAACACGCGCACGCTCTAACCACGCCAGCGCAATGAGGGCATCTTCTGCCTGGTCGGGAAACGCGCCCCGCACGCGGGATTGCCACATTGGGCTACGCTCACCCCACTCGCGCAATTTCTCCCACACCCATCGGCGGGTCGTGAGGTAAGGACGCGGGCAATAGTCAAGCGCCGGATCGTCTGCTTCCATGTTCTGGCAATCCGCGAATGTCCAACCACGGAGATTTGGGGTATCAAAGGCGTCTACCGTAAATGTCTGCCAGCCCACGCGATTGGTCGCAAACGCATCATAGAATGGGCCGCTGGCAACGGTCGGGTTGCCGAGCGCGAGAATGCGCACATCACCGCCGGCGCGCACGCCTTCGATTGCCTCATAAATGTCCGGGCGAATACCGGGCGCTTCGTCAAGCACGATGAGCACGCGCCCGTGGAAGCCCTGAAATCGCACACCCTCATCGGTGGAAATACCCATCGCATAGCGATCCGCAGCCAGGCGATACTCCGTGAGGTTCAGCGTGCCCCCAAGCGGATAACGTGCGCCCGCGTGGGCCTTATGGATTTCGCCCCACAGCACGCGCTTTACCTGCGTCCATGAAGGCGCGGTCGTGATGGCGATGCCGCCCGTGCAAACCCACCACAGGACGATTTCGGCGGCGGTATGGGTCTTACCGACAGAGTGGCAGGCTTTCACCGCAACCCGCGCGCGCGGGTTCGCAATACCACGCATCACCGCTTCGGGAATTTCCCACGGATCATGTCCAAGAACGTTACGGGTGAACCACACCGGGTCACTCGCGCGATTCAGTAGCATCCTCGCCTGTTGCGGGGTCGGCCTCTGCGATGTTGAGAAGGTCGCCAAAGCCCACCGCCCCTGAGAGGTTGAGGTTGTCCACGAACATCCGATGGTACTTGCCGATCAGTTCCAGCGATTTCGTCTTCGCGGAATAGTCAAGCCGCACGATCATGGGCGCGGACACTTCGCCAGTTTCGTCCCGTTCTTCGGGACGTGTCACCTGCATGAAATGCTCCGTGGGCGCTTTGGCGAGGGTGGTAAGCTCGTGCAGCACTTCGGCTTGGCTCATCCCCTCACTCATCAGTACACTATCTATGTGCGCGCGAATGTGGGGCTTTGTGAGCAGATCGCGCGCCGTGAATCGGGCATTTGCTTCTGCATAGCCCGCAAGTCGTGCCGCCGCCGCACCGTTCCCCGCCGCATCACCGAGGTAGTGATGGATAAAGCGCCGCTCTTTAGGGGTGAACTTTTCTGGA